TGTAGTTGGTTAACTTGCAGGAGATACTCCTGTAGGAAGCGTTGTAAAGGCTCTTATAGGGGGTTCTGAGATGAGTAGTGCTGACAAAGAAATAGCACTTAAAAAGCTAGATCAAGAAATCCATGAATTTGATGGCATAACTAAACGTTGGGTTGCCGATGCTAGAAGCGGAAGTTGGTTAGCCAGTAACGTTAGACCTTTAACGTTGGTATTCTTAACTGTTAGCTTTGTTGCAGGATGGTATTTTCAATTAGAAGGACTAGACACTGTAAAATCTTTATTACAGATCGTCTTTATGGGTTACTTTGGTTCTCGTGGGTTTGAGAAAGTTATGGGTAATAATAAGCATAAGTAATGGCAAAAAACACTATATTTGTACGAAAGGAAGTTGCTAAACGAAAAAGACCTAACGTACATTCCAAGTCAAAGTCAAGTTCTTTAAAATCATCTAAGAACTACAAGAAGAAGTACAGGGGTCAAGGTCGCTAATATAATAACAATATATAATTTATGATAGATATGGAACTAGCCAAAAAAATTGCTATGGATTTTAATAAGAGTATAAGAGAAAGAGTGGATATGTTATTAAAGGAGGATTGCAATAATTACACAAATCTTGGAACAGACTCAACTGAACAAGAAAGAAAAGAAGTAAGAAAGGCTAGTAAAGAACTTTACCATATAATCAACGCAATTGACGAAGAAACTGGAGAATTGTTAATAACGTCATTAGATAGTTAATAATTATAGATTTAATACTTCTTACAGCAATAATTTTATAGGTATATTTGTATCAATATATTCATACCCTTGTTTGTATTAAGCTATCTCTAGCTTTTCATTGTTTGTAAGAAGAGAGTGGTAATTTCATTACTGCTCTTTTTTTTGCTTTGTTTTTGCTAGTGTCATTTTTTTCACTACATTTGTTATATGGAACTACAAGAAAAACTGGTTGACATTCAGGGGAGACTGAAAGCACCAAAGAATCAAAGGAACAATTTCGGTAAGTATAACTACAGAAGTTGTGAAGATATTTTAGAGGCTGTAAAGCCACTATTAGTAGAACATAAAGTATCTCTCACTATTAGCGATACAGTTATGAACGATGGGTTAATGTATGTTGATGCTACTGCTACAATTAGTGATGGCAAAAACTCACACTCAGTATCTGCTCAAGCAGGTATAGATCCTAATCGTAAAGGAATGGACATTGCTCAGTCATTTGGTAGTAGCTCATCATACGCTCGTAAATACGCTCTAAACGGTTTATTTTTGATTGATGATACCAAAGATGCTGATGCGACTAATACGCACGGAAATGATACTCAAAATGCTTCTACGGAGACGTTGGAGTGGTTGAATGAGACAAATCCGAAGTTTAAGGCTATAAAGGAAGCTCTTTCTTCTGGTAAAGTTGGAATAGCTGATGTTAGAAAAAAGTTTAAAGTAAGTAAGAAAGTAGAACAATTATTAACAAATTAAAATTAGAATTATGAGTAATCAAGACAGAAAGTTTGTCGGAAGCGGTAAAGGAGTAGATGGGTACGATTTAGTAAACATCACTCTAAAGAAGGAGGATTTAGATAACAACTATTTCTCCTACAATGGTAAGGAGTACATTAAGCTTACCGTTGGAAAGAAACGTGAAGTAGACCAATATGGCAAGAGTCATGCTGTATGGGTAAATGACTACAAGAAAGAAGAACAAGCTGCTCCACAGCCAGTTAAAGGTGGGGATGGTTTGCCATTTTAGTGAGGATTGGTATAGGGGAGGTTCGCCTCCCTTTTATCTTAAAAACAAAATATGAAGAGATACTTAAAATATAATTTAGATTTGGATAAACAGATAAACAAAGAACTTACATTGAAAGAACATTTGGTTCTAAGTCATGTTGCAGGATTGTCCATCAAGAAGGGTTACTGTTATATCAGTAATAATTCAATGGTTGAGGACTTAAAAATATCCTACAGAAGCATATGTAGAGTATTAGATAATTTGGAACAAATGGGTCTGATCAGCAGACAAACTAAGTCCATTGGAAAGTATGGAAAAGAGAGAAAGATTTTCGTTTCTCCAAGTGTCAAGGTGGCACAACATAATAAATAGTATATATATAAATAAAAAAAACTATATATAGTACTATAAATTTATAGTAAACAAGATGACAAGTTTTAGAGAAATAGGAATTAATTTAAAGGGGAATCAGAAACAACAAAAAGTTGTATGTCCGAATTGCAAGAAATTAGGCAAAGAGAACTACAAGGATTTGTGTTTATCAATTAACACTACAGAAGGCTTATATAATTGCCATAAGTGTGGTTGGTCTGGTAAGGCTGATGGTTCTACTTTAGTAGACGTGAATAAAATGAATAAAGAATATATTGTGCCAAAGAAAACTAACTTAAAGAATATTACGGATGAAGGGATTAAGTTCCTTACTAATCGTGGCATAACTGAAGAGGTTATTAGTGCCAACAAGATAGTATCATCTAAAGATAACAGTTCGATAGTTTTTCCTTACTTCAAGAATGGAGAAATGGCTAACTACAAAACAAGAGGGATCAACGGTAAAAGATTTACACAGTCTACAGGAGCTGAACCGATAATTTATAATTACGATAGATGTTTTGATAGTGAAACTATTGTTATCTGTGAAGGAGAGATAGATAGTCTTAGTTGGGAAGTAGCAGGAATCACAACCCATACTTCTGTTAATATGGGAGCACCTAACATTGGAGATAAGAACATTGATAAGAAGTTAGAATGTATTAGTAACTGCTATGAGGTATTTGATAAGGCTAAGCAGGTATATATAGCAACTGATGAGGATGACAATGGTAGACTCCTCCAGAAAGAACTAATTAGAAGGGTTGGTGCTGAAAAAGCATTGTTAGTCGATTTAAGACCGTTTAAGGATGCCAATGAGGTATTGCTCCATGAAGGGGTAGAAAGTCTCAAGAACAGGCTTAAAATGGCTAATACACCTAAAGTAGAAGGAATCTTTCAGGGTAATGATGTGAGAGATTCTATGTTGGATGGATATTATAATGGGCAAGAAAGAGGTGTAACTACCCATATACCTAGTGTTGACAAGGCTTGGACTTGGAGAAATGGAGAGGTAAACATATGGACTGGTTATCAGAACGAAGGAAAGTCTTTATTTCTTAACCAATTGGCAACCCTAAAAGCAGCTATTGATAATTGGAAGTTTGCAGTATTTAGCCCAGAGAATTTGCCATTGAATGATTTCTTTAATGATATAATAGAAATGTATATTGGTAAGTCATCTGATCCATTCCATAAAGGCTCTCAGATGAGTATTGACGAATACAAAGAGGGATTAGAATTTGTTAATAAGAATTTCTTTTTGATTTATCCCAAAAAAAACTTTACCTTAGAGTCAATATTTGAACGTGCTAAGTTTTTAGTAAAGACAAAAGGAATTAGAAGTTTGATCATAGACCCATACAATACTGTTCAACATAAGATGCGACATGGAGAGCGAGAGGATTTGTATATCTCAAGGTTTATGAGTGAGCTGAAAAGATTTGCACTAGATCAAAACATTTCAATACATCTAGTGGCACACCAAGTAACTCCTATGAAGGATGATTCAGGGAGGTATCAGAAGCCAGATATAAATCGTATAAAGGGTGGAGGTACATTTGCCGATAAAGCAGACAATGTAATGATGATATGGAGACCAGAGAGAGCATTAGACTTTTCAGATCGTAATGTAGTTTTCGCATCACAGAAGATAAAAAAGCAGAAGCTTGTAGGGATACCTCAAGACGTAACAGGGATTGATTTCGACATAAAACAACAGAGATACTTCTTTAATGGAGTAACTCCTTTTACTAAAGTTGATGAAATCCGTAGAGGAAATAAAACTTAATTTACCTCTTTTTGTCTTTGTATCAAAAGTCAGGAAGAAATGGTTAACGCTTAATTCATATAGAAATTGGCACTATGCAGTGTCTAATAACTGTAAGAAAACATTTAAGAGCGATATAAGACATTTGTTAGATTTCAAGTTAGAAGGTAAGGTAAGAATCGAATACGAGTACTACCCACCAGACAAACGTAAAAGAGATTTAATGAATGTCATTTCCGTTATAGACAAGTTCTTTCAGGATGCCTTAGTAGAAAGTGGTTGTATAGAAGCAGACGATATGAGTATTGTTGTGGAGGTTAATTCTAAATTTATAGAAATTGACAGACAGAACCCAAGACTAGAAGTAACCATAATAAAAATATAAATGTACGTACAAATCTTCCCTATTTACGGATTAAACGTTGGAGTCAATTACTGGGATTCTGACATGGATGAATCAACAGAGCGTGAACAAAAAGAATATTTAATACAGGTAATGATTGGCATTATCGGAATATCGTTTCATTGGTGGAAAATAGATTAATAGATAGATTAGCTATTAGGCACGATGACTGGATTCATATGGCATTATCCTTTGGATGCACGAAGGAAGAAGCTAATGAACTTGTGCAGGAAATGTACATAAGAGTTACCAAGTATGTTGATGATCCTAAGAGAATCATGTACAACGAAAAGGAGTTAAATAATTACTATATATATGTAACGTTAAGAAATCTCTATTTATCCAACATACATAAACCAATGAAAAGTAATCATTTTTCTATATATTCTGTTAGACCTTCTGATAGGATTACAATGGATATAGATGATGAATGTAACCAGAGATATGAGAGTTCTTTTGATAAACTTATAAGCAAAATAGAATCGTTAGTTGATTCTTGGTACTGGTATGATAAGAAGCTATGGAATATCCATTTCAAGAACGAGATGAGTATGAGGAGGATTTCTAAAGAAACCAGAATAAGTTTAAGTTCAATATTTAACACATTATCAAATGGCAAAAACAAAGTCAGAGAACAAACCAAAAAAGAATACGAAGAGTATAAACAAAGTAAAAAAGACATCTAAAGGACTAGGAGATACCGTAGAGAAAATCTTTAAGGCTACTAAAGTAGATAAGGTTGCTAAGTGGGTGTTAGGAGAGGACTGTGGTTGTGAAGAGCGTAAGGAGACTCTAAACAAGCTGTTCCCTTATAGACAGCCTAAGTGCCTATTGGAAGAGGAATATAATTATCTGGATAAGTATTTTACTGAAAGAAGAAATCAAGTAAATGCAGAAATTCAAAGGGAATTAGTAAAGATAAATAATAGAGTATTTAGTGAGAACTTTAGAGCTACTTCATGTAGCAGTTGCTTCCTAAACAGTATCCATAATAAATTAGAGAAAATATACAATAAGTACAAGGATGAAAAATAAATTTATAGATATGATCGAGAATGGAGGTTGGATAACAGATTCAACAGGACTATATAATGAGGTATCTTATGATACGATTGTAGAAGAAGTAAAAGACCTTTATGACTACAGAAGTTCAGTAGGTATAAAGAAATATAATACAACGCTAGAGGAATCTAAACAAGACTTAGATGAGTTCCTCCTACATCTACAAGAAGAACTTATGGATGCTACACTATATATACAGAAACTAAGAAAACTAAACGAAGATGCCAATTAATATGAAACCAAAGAAGTACGAAGAGAAGAAAGAATTTAACAGGCGGTGTATGAACAACGCTAAGATGATCGAAGAGTATGGGGATAGAGACCAGAGATATGCTGTATGTCAGGCTTACTGGTCAGATAATTTCAATCCCAAGAAATAAGTTGAGAAATTTGTTTATAAAATAAATTATACTTAGTTTTGTTTCAAACAATGATATTATGAGAACAACACTGAGAATTATTTTTAACCTTCCAATAATGACATTGCTAACAGTATTGTTAGTTTTGTTTTTTATTTTAGAGGGAATTGTTATGATTATTTACTTTGTAATAGAGACACCTTTCCACCATGCTTTAGCTTGGTTAGAAAAGGTAATAAGAAAACTAATAAAAGAAATATCATAGCTATGGGAAGAATAAAGAGATTGCTAGAGGATGATTGGTATGAGTATAGTCAGTCCATTAGTTTACACTGGATGGAGGAAGAGTTTTACTATAGGTATAGACCAAAACCAATTAATTATGATTATAACCTTCGACAACAAGATTTGGAGCAAGAGTGATTTGATTAAAGAGATGGAAGATGATAGCTTCTATTACAACTATCTAGGCAAAAACACCTTGTCCAGTTCAATTGTAACTAAGTTGTTGGAGTCTCCTAGAGCATACCAAATGTCATTACACCCTAGCTCTAAAAGTACATCAGCCCTAGATTTCGGTTGGTTATTCCATACTGCAATACTAGAACCAGATGTATATGAAGATCAAGTTTTTTTAGATGTATCTAGCAGGAACACAAAGAAATTTAAGGATGCTAAAGAGGAATTTGGTAGAGTGTTTACAAAGTCAGATAGATGGAAGGTTGAGAGATTGTCAGATGCCTTCTATGGTAATTCTAACGCTGTGAATCTATTGTCACATTCTAAGCAGGAAGTTCCTGCCATTGGAGAAATAGAAGGAGTGCCATTTAGAGGTAAGGCAGATATATTGGGAGATGGGTATATCGCTGATATTAAGACAACTACAGGTATTTCTGGTTTTAGGTACTCAGCGAATAAATGGAATTATGATAGTCAATGTTATATATACTGCCAATTATTTAATATTGATCCAGAGAATTTCTGGTTCATTGCTATAGACAAAGAAACATATACAGTTGGAATATATAATTGTAGCGAGGAATTTTACGATAGAGGTAAACAAAAGGTATTAAAAGCTATAGATGTTTACAAGAAGTATTTCGTAGATAAGACTGAGGAGGTTGGGGAATTTTTTATAAGAGAAAAATTATAGATATGTATTATAGTAAAGAAGAATGTTTTTCTGATACGCTTTTATCTCTTAGGCTTGGTGTAATCCAAGAGGATGAATTGAAAGACCTTCTTAGTTACTATAGAGATTTTGAACATTACGAGTGCTGTGCAGGAGTTGTAGAAGCATACGTTGAATTTAAAGATGAATTAAAAAGAATAAACAAAGATGAGAGAAGAGATATTGAGAGAGATTAGATTATTAGTTGAACAAGAATTTGGTTTTAGCATAGTCAATAATTCTAGGAAACAGGAGTACGTTTTAGCTAGGGCTGTTTTCTTTGCGGTATGTAGAAAATTTACTAAGGCTTCGCTATTCGATATAGGTAGGGCTGTAGGGAAAGACCATGCTACTGCTATTCATGGCATAAAGATATTTGAATCGTTTAACATTCAGCCTAAATTATATAAGACGCAAATAGATACTTATAATGTATTGGCAAAGGAATTAGACGATAATCCTAAAGAAGAAATTACTATCCTTCAGAGGATCAAAGAAGAAAGAAAAGAACTTGAAGAAAAGTACAATGAATTATTGATTAGGCATAAACATATGCTTAGTTACTATTCTAAGTACGACAAGGGAGCTTACAAAAGGAATTTAGAACTAACAAATGAATAATATGTTTTATTTACTAGGGGGTATGATATTAGTAATGATGCTAATTTTAGAATAATATGGAAGAAGATGAATTATTTAAAAGGCTTAATATCTTTAAGACTAAAGAAAAAATAGAAGTAGCAGGTGTAGTTCCGCTACTAATTGATGAGTTAAAATTGTTATGTAAAGGGTATAGTGCAGTAGACTTTTTTATTAGACCATGTACAGATGATGAGATAGAATTTGATATGGATTACGATTCTGATATTAATATTACAGATGAAGTTAGAAATGAAATGAATAGGCATGAAGCGATATTTAGGTTGACTAAAAGTTTGTTTCATTACATGGATATACTTAAAGATGATGAATTAACAAAAATAAATGGAGGAAGATAAACCTAAAAAGCCAGATGGCAGAAAAAATAACGGAGCTGTAAAAGGTGTTTCTAGGGGTCAAGGTAGACCTCGTAAAATAAATGATAAGGATACCAATAGGCTAACACTAGCGGCACTAAAGAAAGTGTTTGGTAGTGAAGAGAAGATGTGGCAGGAGGTTGCCAAGTTAGCTAAGGGAGGTTCATCTAAACATTGGGATTACCTTATGAATTATAGGTATGGTAAACCAAAAGAGATGCAACAGATAGATGTCAACACTAAGGTTAATATTCCTGTGATTGATTTTATGAAAACAAATACAATAGATATAACACCTAAACCAGAAAAATTAAATGAAGGAGTCAACACTGATAAAAATGAAGAGTGATATACAGAAACTACAGCAAGTAGTTGTAGTGGCTCTCCATAAAATAGAGAAGCTAGAGGCTAAAGATGTAGAAGTAATAGAACCAGAGAAAGTTGATCAAGGAAACATTTCATAGAGACTTAGCGAGAGGTAAGCAAATAGAGAATAAGGTTTTATCTTTGATCAGGAAAAAGTATCCTAAATCTTTTATACAGGATGGCTACTTTAAATACTGGGATATATTTATTCCAGAGCTAGGTGTTGGAGTAGAAGTTAAGTCTGATGAAAAAAGTAAGTACACAAACAATATTGTAATAGAGGTTAACTTCAATAATAAGCCATCTGCATTATCTACTACTAAAGCAAAGTATTGGGTTATATATGATGGCTATCAATTTAATTGGTTTGAGGTTGATTCTATAAAGAAATGTATAAGAGAAAATAATTTAAGAAGTTGTAATTTTATAGGCAAGGGAGATACAAAAAGCAAAGAAGCTTATTTGATAAAAAAAGAATTGCTATATGATTATAAGCTTAATGGACACAAATAGTAAAGGTGCTTATGCAGAGTATATGTTTGCCTGTGAATGTTTAAAACATGGCTTCTACCCCTCATTCCCAATACTAGATTCATCGGTGTATGATGTACTTGTTGATACAGGTTCTAATATTATTAAGGTACAGGTTAAATATACTGCTAAAGTTCCATCAGACAGAAACTCAGTTCAAGTACCTATAATGAATGGTAATAAAGTTAACTATACTTTAGAATTTGTAGATTACTTTGCTATTTATAGTGAATACTTTAGTGGATTTTTTATAATTAAAAATACAGGGTCAATTCAAGGTTTAAGACTAAATAGTAAAAAGGGGTCTAAGTATGCTTCAGGATTCAATAACTTTAGCTTCAATGAATAAAATACAGCTCCATCCAAAATACCAATCACTATTCAATTCAGATAGTAGGTACTTTGTTGTTACAGGTGGTAGAGGTTCTGGTAAGTCATTTGCAGTTACTATATTTCTGGCACTACTAACCTATGAGCAGAACAATAGAGTCTTGTTTACTCGTTACACTATGAGTTCAGCAGGTATGTCTATTATTCCTGAGTTCTTAGAGAAACTGGATTTAATGGGAGTTGTGCAGAATTTTAATGTGACTAAGGTAGATATACAGAATGTAGCTACAAAGAGTTCTATTTATTTCAGTGGGATCAAGACAGCCTCTGGAGACCAGACTGCAAAGCTAAAGTCTATTAGTGGGGTCAATACATTTGTGCTAGATGAAGCAGAAGAGCTACTGGATGAATCAAACTTTGATAAGATAGATTTCTCCATACGATCAAAGGATGCCAAGAATAGATGTTTGTTGATCCTAAACCCCACAACAAAAGAACATTGGATATACCAACGGTTCTTCCAGAACAGAGGAATACCTGATGGATTCAATGGTACGGTTGGAGACGTTACCTACATCCATACAACTTACTTAGATAATATTGAAAATCTATCGGACTCCTTTGTGAATCAAATAGAGGATATGAAGATTCGTAGACCAGATAAATACCACCACCAGATATTAGGAGGTTGGTTACAACGTGCAGAAGGTGTAGTGTTTACTGATTGGCAAATAGGTAAATTCAATAAAGATATTCCGTTAAGAGTATTTGGATTAGACGTAGGATTCTCTAGGGATGAGACTGTTCTTACTGAGGTATCTGTAGATAAGGAGCGTAAGATAATCTGGATAAAAGAACACTTCTACAAGAAAGGATTAGTTACTTCTAATATATATGATTTATGTTTAAGGTATGCAGGTAAGGAGCTTATTGTAATGGATAATTCTGAGCCACGTTTATTATCGGAACTCAATTCAAGAGGACTAAATGTTACTCCATGTGTTAAGAAGAAAGGTAGTATCATCGCAGGTATATCACTTATGCAGGACTACAATATTAACCTAGATGGAGAGAACTTAGTCAAAGAATTTAATAACTATGTGTGGGATTTGAAGGGTGTAAAACCAAGAGATGCCTATAATCATGGCATTGATTCAGCACGTTATGCCGCTGAGTATCTGTTAGTTAGAACAAATCCAAAAGGAATGTATGTAATTAAATAGCAAAATGTTTGGTGTATTCAAAAATACATTTTATATTGCGGTATAATTTTTTTTCATTTTGAGTCATCCTTAAAGCCCTCTAGTTGTCTAGGGGGTTTTTTGGTTCTATAAATGGGACAACAGGGACAGCTTTTTAGTTGGTTTTGAAATTATATATAGATAAAAAAAAACTTTTTAAATGTATTAATTCTTGTCCCTACTGTCCCTAATGTGACCTCACTGACCTCACTGACCTCACCTAAAAATAAATTGTTAATAATGTTGTGTATATTAAAAAAGAATTATATATTGCACCCATAAACAATAAAACAATGAAACAATGGAAAACAAACTATTTACAATTATCGACCAGTTAGTATCTAATGGGAAAATCTTCTCAGCTAACTTCACTAAATCAGATGGCTCACAAAGAGTGATGAACTGTAGAGTTGGAGTACAGAAAGACCTCAAGGGTCTAGGGCTTCAATACGACAGACGTAAGGCACGAAATATTATCGTATGGGATATGAAT